GGTGAATCTGATAAGATGAAGAAGAAACGTGCAAGCTTTAAGGCTCGTCATGCCAAGAACATTAAGAAGGGTAAGATGTCTGCAGCTTACTGGGCCGACAAGGTGAAGTGGTAATGTCTCTTATCTCTCATCTACCTCTACCTAGTATGCCATTCCAAACTCATGTGAATATCGTATTTGAAAATGGTGTAGGTGAACCTGTTGAAAAAGTTACAGACAAGAAAGAGACTAATAAAGTTACTCCTGATACACCAGTAGAAGATCTTAAGCTGGTCAATCAGATGTATGCCTACAACCCAAACCCAAACAAGCTACGAACTCCTGATGGACAAATCGTAGACTTTATTATAGCTTAAAGGAAAAGAGTATGAAAAAGAAAATGAATCCAGGAATGGCAGCATTAAAAAAGAAAGCACCTAAGGTAGCAGCTAAGATGGGCTATAAGTATGGTGGTATGGCCAAAAAGAAAATGGGCTACAATAAAGGCGGCATGGCTAAGTGCGGCGCATCATATAAGGGATAAATAGAATGGCTCCTGTTGTATTAGTCTTAGGTAATATGGCCGTACAAGTTACTTCTGCTTTGATACGTAAGCAGCTAATGAAACTTGGTTTTAAGGCAGCTAAAAACTACAAAAAGTATTCCAACGTAACTAAGGTTACTAGGGATAATGCTGCTAACGTACTTAATAAAGCTCAGAAACTATCTGATGAGTTAAGACCTTCTGGCAGAGACTTAGCTAAAAAACCTAAGATCATTCGTAGGAAGCCTGACGAAAAGCCACCTCAAGCACAAACTTCTATACCTAAAACTAATCGGACAGTAAATGCTAAGTTTGACAAAAGTCAAAAGTTGAGTAGATTTCAGAATGCTGGTAAGCCTTCAACTACCACTTCTCCTGGAACAACTACACCTTTTACTAGGATTAAAACAGGTAAACGAACCAGTCCAGTTGCACCCACTGCTGTTTCTGCTGCGGGTGAAAGACCCACTATAGATTCTAAACCTTTACCTAAAGGACCAAAAGTTTCTAGTAGTTCTCCTAAACAACCTGGATACCCTAGAACTGGACCTAAAGCAGATAAGCTACCTAGAAGTAAACCTACTGGGGAAAGTAAAGTTACTAGATCAGCTAGACCTTCAGGGTTAGGTAGTGGTAAAGGTGCTATGTTAGAAATAGCTCGTGAGGCTGGGTTTAGAAACGTTGACACTGCTCCTCCAACTAATACCCTTGAAAAAGTAGTTAAACCTAAAGCAAGACCAGATACAGTTAAAAAACAGCTATCAGCTTTTGGCAGTGCATTTAAAAAAGCTCGTGCTAATAAAGAATACTCCTTTACTTTTAAAGATAAAAAATATACCACTCGGTATAAAGAGGAAACTGTAGCAGAGCACAAGAAAAAATTTCAGAAAAAGAAAAAATAAATGCCAGATCTAAGTAAGTCAAAGTTTCATACACAAGGGTACACTATTGCATCTACTTCGGCAGATGCTAGTGCTACCGCTGTGTATACTTGCCCTGCTAACTTCAGTGCTATTACTAGGTATTTACACATTAGTAATAGTTCTACTTCTACTAAGAAAGTGTTTGTTCAGTTTTACCATGCTGACGATAACGAGTACCATTACATAGCTAATGGACTTAGTATGTCAGGGCACTCTGTAGCTAACTTAGTTAATGGTGGATACTTTAACTTACACTCAGGTGATAAGATTCTGGTATATGGTGAAACTGCAAATACTATGGAAGTACTTGTTTCAGTAGAAGAATACTTCGACCCGAATCGCACTTAATGCATAACGGGGTTGCAATCTTATCTATAGTATGATATAACTATTTATGTAAAACTACTCCTGCACAAATAAAAGGAGTAGTGCTATGTTTAGAAAAGTATTAAAAGCGATTCAAAAGAATCAACAACGACGAGCAGACTATTGGATTCTCATGAACTTGAGTGACAAAGAGCTGCATGATATGGGGATTAGTAGAGGTGAAATCAGGCAAAAAGTCTACGGTTAATGCAGCGGGCAATTATACTAAGCCTAGTATGCGTAAGCGCCTTGTTGCTTCCGTTAAAGCTGGAGGGAAAGGTGGTAAGCCAGGACAATGGTCCGCCAGGAAAGCCCAGATGGTTGCAAAGCAATACAAAGCTAAAGGTGGAGGATATAAGTAATGAAAGTAGATGCACCTAAAGGTTATCATTGGATGAAACAAAAAGATGGTAGCTTAAAGCTAATGAAACATAAAGATAAGTTTGTGCCTCATAAGGGTGCATCTCTTACTGCTAATTTCCCTGTACAAAAGAAACACGATGCCAAAAAGTAAAAGTCAAAAAAGTTTAACGGCTTGGACTAAGCAGAAGTGGAGAACCAAGAGTGGTAAACCATCAACGCAAGGTCCGAAGGCTACAGGCGAAAGGTATCTACCTGCAAAGGCTATTAAGTCTCTTAGTGCTTCTGAGTATGCCGCTACATCACGAGCAAAACGAAAAGGCACTAAGGCGGGTAAGCAGTTTGTGGCTCAACCTAAAAAGATTAGAGCCAAAGTGAAACCTCATAGGAAAGTTACATGACAGAAAAGCAACAGAAGTTTCTTGATGCCTTGTTTGGTGAAGCCGAAGGCAACCCAGTTAAAGCACTTAAGATTGCAGGGTATGCTCAGGGGGAATCCTCTGCAAGAGTTATGGCTCCTTTGAAGGATGAGATAGCTAACCGTACCCGTGACTTCATTGCTACCAATGGCCCCCGTGCTGTTTGGTCCTTGATGAACGTTATGACTAACCCAACAGACTTAGGTAATAAAGAGAAGATGGCTGCTGCTAAAGACTTCTTAGACCGTGCTGGTTTTGTAAAGACCGACAAGGTAGAAGTCAAATCAGAAAGCCCACTGTTTATTTTACCTCCTAAAGAAAATGAAGCTTGATAAAACTTGGAAACTTCCAAAGCCTGACAAAACCGAAAGTGGCTATGTTTGGCACCCAGTAGTAAGAGTAGGTAGGCAAGTACCATTTGGGTACTCACAAGATCCAGATGACAAAGATATTATTATACCTATTCCAGAAGAACTAGAACTGTACGAACAAGCAAAGAAACACCTAAAGCAGTACAGTTACCGTGATGTAGCCAATTGGTTAAGTGATCAATCAGGCCGACATATATCACATGTAGGACTATATAAGAGAGTTAGACTTGAGCAGAAGCGTAAGAGAGAGGCTGCAAACCAACGCTACCTTGCCGAGCGATACAAAGCGGCGCTCGACAAAGCAGAAAAAATCGAAGCCCAAATCCGTGGTGGTAGAGAAGAGTCCAGCACAGCCGAAGCCTGAAGCTTTAGATTATGAGGAGATAGCTCGTGAGGTTATCTTTGAACCCAACGAGGGGCCACAAACAGACTTCCTTGCATCTACAGAGCAAGAAGTATTATATGGAGGATCAGCTGGTGGAGGTAAGTCTTATGCTATGGTGGCTGATCCTGTTCGTTATCTAGGTAACCCCAATGCTAGAATGCTTCTTGTACGTAGAAGTACAGAAGAACTTAGAGAACTTATTTCAGTATCCAAGCAGCTTTACCCTAAAGCTATCCCTGGAATTAAGTTTATGGAACGAGATAAGACTTGGGTAGCTCCTAGTGGTGCAACTCTCTGGATGTCTTACCTAGACCGTGACGATGACGTTATGAGATACCAAGGTCAAGCCTTTAACTGGATTGGCTTTGATGAACTTACACAGTGGCCTACTCCATACCCTTGGAACTACATGAGGTCACGACTTAGAACAACTAAAGCTAGTGGTTTACCGCTTTACATGAGGGCTACTAGCAACCCTGGAGGCCCAGGACATCAGTGGGTTAAGAAGACCTTTATTGATCCTAATACTCCTAGTGAAGCATTTTGGGCAACGGATACAGATAGTGGTGAAGTTATTTCTTGGCCAAAAGGTCATAGTAGAGAAGGTGAACCACTGTTTAAACGTAGGTTTATACCTGCTACCTTATTCGATAATCCTTACTTAGCAGATGATGGCATGTATGAGGCTAATCTTCTGTCGTTACCTGAACATCAGCGGAGACAGCTACTAGAAG